CGTGAATAGTTTCCACGGTAATCGGCCTATCTTTACCGGCCCACAATGTTGCCGCATCAATAAGGCCCGCCAGATATTTACCGTTAAACAATGCCGGTAGCTCTATATCTGTTGAACCATCAATAATGCTACGGCATGCCGGAAATTCGTGACCTATCACGAAAACGGGCCATGAATGAATCACGCCAGAATTCGCAATTTCATTATTCGTACCATAAACCCTATAAACCGGCACATCATAAATAGAGTCACGTTCTAAAACTACCGTGCCATTTTTCCCCGCGGCCTTAGCGGCATCTTGCGCGGCCTTAACAATATCGCCAGACAATAAAACGCTATCGTCATACGTGGCCGCTAGGTCCGGTACCGAAACGGTATGCAAACGGTAGCTATCGGTAGTAGTAAAGGTATGAACCCCGCCCACTATTTCCCAATTAATGCCCGTAAGCGCAACGCGCATAGCGTCACGCCCCCGCGCAATATCTAACGCCTTAAACATATTCGCGGCAATGCCGCCACTAATCTCTATTCTCATATTTCCCCTATCGTTATTTATTTCCCCGCCAGAATGACGGTAGTAGGCGGCAATGTTGCGAACATTGTCAAGGCCACGCGGCCCCGCCCCTAGCACGTAGATGCTAAATAGTTTCGTTCACGTTGTCTAGCAGTATTTCGATACGCCACCTAACATCACGTAAGGCCCGCCACGTATCACGGGCCGCCCAAAACGCTAAACCCATAGTAAACGTGCAAGCCGTGAACATCATTACCAGTATTCCGGCCCGTTCTGGCCCGTCATAGTTTGCGCAAATAATCGCAATAAAGGCCGTAGCCGGAAAAGTGAACAACGCGAAACTAAACGCCCCGCGGAACTCTTTAGAGCGTATTTGTTCGGACCGTTGCGCGGCACGTAGCTCTAAAATATCGTGCTCTAAAAATAGATTCTTCATTAGAACCCCCCCGCCATAGTGTCAAGGTAATCGGCAAGGGTCCCGGCATTTACCCGCAACGTGTGAGAATCACTGCCACAATAAACCCGAATTTCAACAATGCTACCGTCGTCACTGTCGCGCAAAATGTCGCAACGCGGGCCGCCACACGTTCTCAGTATTTCGATACGTGTAGCCCCATCACTGTCACCCACTTTCCGCCAGATATCTAAACTTAGGCACGTGCCGTTCAAGTAATCGCCTACAATATCGGCATCATCGTATTCGGGCCATTCAAGTTCTAACGCGGCTAACGCGTCATTCACTTCGGATAGCGTATCTTCGGCTAGTGCATCTTTTTCTTCATTAGATATACCGGCAATGTCACCCCAACACTCTAAAAGAGTATCTAACGCGACTATTTCGGCCTTAATAAGTAGCGCGTAATCTCGCGCCGAATTGTTGTTACTCATGATATTTCCCCTTGTCTAGTTGTAGAGCTTATACCCTACCCACCCAACAATAACCAACTATTAAGCTATTGTCAAGTGGGCAAGGTAGGCGCTAACGCGCCTAACCTTTAGACATTCCGTGCGTAATGTTCCGCGCAAGTCTGGCAAATTGCCGCCGATACCGTGCCGTTTACCCATTTACTATGATAAGTGAAACGATGCAACGATGCCGGATATTGCAACTTGTCGCAATAATCACACTCAACTAGTTCCACCATTTCCCCGGACTCATTTTGTAGCATCATGCCGCGCCACACTTAGAGCACTCACACTGAATACCTAAACGACGGTAGCCGCTAGACATATTCGGTAGGGCCTTTTCATCGTCGATAATCTCGCAACATTCGCGGCAATACCTACCGGCCACCATTTCGCCAGAGTCCCATCCATCTTTAAAAGTACGCGCCACCAATAACGGCACGTGCCAAAAGCACCCATCACACTCTAAAAGTAGCTCGCCATTCAACCCAACAATTTCGGACCGCATCACGCCACCACCGGACTAGTTAAACGTGTAACCATCTCAACAATAGAACACGATTCCATAAAAGGCCGAAAAGGTTCTATATATACGTGAACACTATCGCCATATTCCACCAATTCGAAACGCGAGCCGGTAACAGTAGAACCTACCGCGCATTTCCTACCGGTAAAACTATCGGTATAAATAGTGGCAGTGTAAAAGCTACCATCTACCTTTTTACCGTAAACCTTTTCTAGTGATTCTTCGGTAAGTGAATCTCTCATATTTTCCCCTATCGTTTAGTAGAGCTTATGCCCTACACGATTCAAGATACCCGCAATAGTTCACTATTGTCAAGTACTAATTTTGTGACATATGACACACTCACACGATAGAGCTACATACCCATATATAAGGATAACGACAAGTGAGAGACAGATGAGAGACAGATAGGCGACTACTCGCGATAACTACTAGAGCTAGGTGCCGGATACCTTTTCGTGTGTTGGCGGGTAGGTGGGCCGGTAGATGGTGGCCGGTTAGTTGAATGTTTCGATGATGGCGGGCACGTGTTCGATGTTGTCGTGTGTTGTGAGTCTGGCGAACGCGAACCGGACCTATGCCGAGGCACAGGGGGGTATATATACGTATTATCGTGCCTGTATGTTTTCACTCTTTTGCTCTTGAGGTGGGGTGGTCACTGTGAGTGGTTTTGTGTGTCCACAGGTTTGTTCACAGGTTGTGGATAACTGGTGGGTCGAGGGGGCTGGGGGACGATTCCGCCGCTCTTTTTGGAGCGTGTTTTCCGGCTGCTGGATGTGTTGGATAAATGTAATAAATGTTTATTGACTGTTCTTTTACGGGGGTACTTTAAGTTGGCTCACCAGTGTGTCTACGTGTCGACTGGTAGCAACCGAACGCAGTGAGGGCGGTAGAACCTATGTGCTGAACACGAGACAGTCTGGTCTAAGTCCCCCCACGGTTAAGAACAATATTGTTCAAGGTCGCCGTGACCAGTTTCTAGCCGACACCATTTTATATTTCTAGCTGCTTGTTTCTCTTACGCAACAGGGCAAGGTTGAGCCGTGGATACTTGTTGGTTGCAGGAAACATCTACCCAGGTTTCCCTGTTTACGTCCCGCACCATGCAACCGGTGTACAACCTGTGCTTGCCTTCACTGTCATCCCGACGTTAAGGTCTTGTTGAATTACGTGCATGATACCACACCTATGATATTGTTTCAAACATCTAATGGGAACTAAACGTGTAGTTAGTGAAGCAGACAAAGCCCGTTTTTGGCAGGCCCGCGCATCCGGCATGACCCTAACCGAAGCGGCACGTATCGCAGGGATACACGTTAATACTGCATCGAAATGGGAGATACGCAAAAAGAGTGCTATGGCAGAACTAGCTGTAGCCCGTGCCGAAGAGTCAGCATCGAAACGTAAAGATGGTGGAGTCCAGGCTCGTGCCATGCGCATCCTAGATGTCGCATCAGAACTGCCTCCAGCGATACCTAAAGACAGGTTGTGTCCTGAAGCGCAAAGGGGTTTACAGGATTTTGATTTCTTTAGGTCATACTATTTGGGGCGTGTACCTTCCCCTTGGCAAGTTGAGGCCGCATACAAGATTGTGCAATATTTAGAATCGGAAGAAAAAGAGTTTTTAGTACTAAACGTTGCGCCAGGTGCAGGCAAGTCCACCCTGTTTCACGATGTTGCGGTGTGGTGTATCGTCCGGAACCGTGCCATCCGAGTCCTATACGGGAGTATCTCGCAGAACCTTGCGAAGATGTATTCGAGGCGTATCCGTGACACCCTTGAACGACCTACCGCACTAGAGCCTGACCCTGAACTGGTAAAGAAAGGGTTAGCGGTCAACGCTAAAGGCTGCTTGAGTATCGATTATGGGCGGTTTAAACCTGCTTCACAAACAGCTTTGTGGAGAGCCGACGAGTTCATCGTGGAGCAAGAGATAACCGGTAACACCGACAACAAGGAACCGACTGTTCGAGCCTACGGTATTGACGCAGAATTCATTGGTCACCGCGCCGATTTGTGTCTTTTCGATGACGTTGCTTCCCCTGAGAACGCCCGTGAATCGACTGCCCGTGACAAACTGTTGGAACGATGGGACTCTATGGCTGAAGCGCGTGTAGACCCAGGTGGTTTACTGGCTGTTATCGGACAGAAACTAGGACCAGGAGACTTGTACGCGCATTGTCTCTCTAAAGTCTCGTATGATGATGATGATTACGAGTATGACGGGTCAAATATTGAGAACCCTGAAGATGTTGGTGATGAACCACAGAAATCATCTAAATATCATCACATCATCTATAAGGCTTACTATCCTGAACTGGATACAGGTAAAGAATCTAGGTCTAACAAGGCTTTGCCGTACCCTGACGGGCCACTAT